ATTGTACTGTAGTCGGAACTCGATACACGGACGGTGCGCCTGGCGATAATCCAGACGGTCAGCAGGACGACGAGAAAGATACGCGAGTGCGGGATTTGTACGGTGAGATTATTCGTCGTATAGAAAAGTCGGAAGATGATAGGTGGGAGATTTTGATAAAACCCGCCTGGGTGACTTTATCGCACGCATCCGGAAAGAAGTTCAAAGATTATGTTTCGGAGGACGTTGAGCTTTTAATGGATTACGGTCCCGGTCTTTTCAAAATTTTGAAAGCGAAGGCTGTAGATAATGAGCGAAATTTCCGTTGTCAGCAACTGAATCAACCAGCAGCTTTGACAGATGGCGATGATGCTCCTTATATTAACACTTTTACTGAAGAAAATATCTATGCAAAAGTAAAAAGGATATCTGAGATTCCGGTTACATTTTCGAGAAAAGCGATTTTTGTAGACACAGCCCTTACGGACGGAAGAAAATCTGATTGGAATGCTTTGGTTGCGGCGGGTATTGAAGATAAGGGAGAGGATCAAGATCCTCTTATTTGGTTCCCAGAGACTCGTGCTGTCCACGCCTCCGATAAAGAAATAGCCCGACAAATTGTCGAGATGATGATTAAGTGGGATTGTTCTGCATATGTAGAAGAAATTCCAGGTCAAGCCGGCTCATTCAAAAATGAAGTTTTACAACAGCTTCAATTGCGAAGAGTTTCTCATAATATAAGTTGGTTTACACCTGAAGGAACTCGTGGGGCAAAAGAAAAAAGGATTCGCGGCCTTCAACTTTTACACGAGAAAGAACTTTTGCGGTTCGGTAATTGTACCGGAATTGAAGAGATGGTTAGGCAGTTAGTTAGATACAACGGTGATAAAAAATTACATAAGACTTCAAAATCTGGTAGGAAAGACGATCTTCCGGACGCGATGGGATACGTTGAAAAGATTTTACCATACATTGCAAGTGTTCATACAGAAGAAGAAAAAGAAGTTCGAGAAGATTTAGAGAAGAAGGAACGTCGTCGTGCTTTTTATAATATGATTCATGGCGTGGGGCCGACATCTACGACTTATATTAACACTCAACAGTCCCTCGAAGAGCCCCCCGCTGTAGATCCAATTCATGAAGCATTGAGTCAATTGGGTAGATTTCAAAGATCGGGGCCGACGATCGGTTTCAGTCGAGGGTCTAAGAAAGACGGAAACGAGGAGCAATAAGATTTAATGTCAGATAACAATCTATTGTCCGGCTCGTCCCGCACATCTAAAGCCGAAGAGAAAATCGAGGCGTTGTACGTCGAGCCTGCGAATGAGATGACTGATGATAATGTCACTTGGAGTTCGCTAACAGAACAATTTGAGTTCGATGATAAAGCAGCCGTTAAACTCGTAATTGATGACTTGTCTTTTGCTGAAAATTACATTAATGTTTTGCAATGGGCTTCAGGTTGGACTTTGGCAGACACTTTGTATCAGTCGCCGGCGACCGCATCCGCTTTTGACGGCGGCAATGTAGCGCAGGCTAATGTCCCGAAGTTCATGGTTTCGAATCACATTTCAGCAATTGTTCCGAAGTTGATGGGCGGAATTTTTTATGAGGATCCCCCGTTTCTTCTTCGGCCACGTCCAGGAACTACTCAAGATATCGTTCGTGCCAAGACTGCTTTATTTTCATATCAGCTTTGGGATATGAAGTTTGAGGAAGAGTCGGAACGAGCATTAGATCAGATGGCTTTGTTGGGTACTTGTATCATGAAGTGGGGATACACCGAACATAAAGATAAGATCAAAAAGCGTCGGAGAAAAGGCGTGCCTCAGACTCTTGAGACTCCGACCGGCCCCAAACCAATTCATACAACGGTATCAGATGATTTTGAAGTTGTGTATGAAGATAAGATAGTCTCCCGACCTTGGATTAAATACTGCGACATACGCACGGTGTTTGTGGATCCGGGATGTCGTTACGGCGATATCCGCCGGGCTCATCATGTTGTTTATCGCGACTTCGCGACATACCAGGATTTGGATATTCTTCGTGGTGTTGATGGTTATGAGATTCCTGAAGAAGCTGTTTTAAAACAACTCTTCATGCGGGGAAAAGATAGTACACCCGGTTCCGATAATCTTAGTTTGACTATTCCGGAAGGAATGAGGGGATATCTTCAACACGCCGTTCCTCGTAACTATAAGACTACCGCAGATCCTACAGGTAACGGTCTTGAGATATTAGAGCGTTGGGATAAAGAACGTGTCATAGTTGTGTTGTCTTGTAATGGGCATAACATCTTGATACGTAACGAAGAGAATCCTTACGGTAAGATTCCCTTCTTCAGTGCAAACTGGCGGAACATTCCCGATTGTTTTTACGGACAGGGATTGGGAGTACTGATCGGAAGCGAACAATTAGTGGAGCAGGGTGTAACCAATCTTGCACTCGATCTATTGGCTTACGGTCTACAGCCCACTGCTATACGTAAAAAAGGTTTCAACACACCAACACAAGCTACGCGATGGAAGTTGGGCGGCATTATCGATGTGGACGATGATGTTGACAAATCATTTAAATTTATGACCATGCCTCCGGTTCCGGGTGAGGCTTGGCAGTTCATTCAACAGGCTCAGTCAACGGGAGCTTCGACATCAGGCTCAAATGAGTTGTTCGGACAAGGCAATACTTTGTCAGGTGCTCGTACATCTGGTGCTCGATCCGGCACCGGTGCCGCGGCTGTCGTTCAGGCTAACGCATCTAGACTAGACGGCCCTGACGGAAGATTTATCCGTCAGATTTTTGTACCCTGGCTGTATCAAATGGATGAGCTTAACAACGATTATCTTCCGTCCCGAGTTCTTCGCGATGTATTAAGCGAGGAGATGAATGAGACGTACGAAGTAGATCATGAGGAGTTCCGCAACGCCAAAATTGAATATGAAGTTTTGGCCGGTGCTCATCTGGGTCCGAAACGTGAAATGCTTCAGGCCATCCCACAAGTTATGCAGCTTTTGAATAATCCCACGTTTTCGGCCAACGTCGCTGACGCGGGTTATATGTTCGACGGCTTGGCAATCTTTAAAGCTCTCACAGATATGTCGGGTTGGAAATTTAGTAATGATTTCTTGCGTAAGATGACACCCGATGAGAAGCAGAAGCATGACGCTAATTCGCCGGCAGCTTTGCAAGCCCGACAGTTGCAGGCACAGCAGCAATCGCAATTACAACAATTCCAACATGAAGAGACGTTAGAAGATCAAAAACAATTAGGTAAAGCGGGTGCGGAAGCATTACGACAAACAACCGAAGCTGCTTTGACTACACCTGAAGTTGAGGGCACCCCGACAACAAAAGGTTTCGGAGATGTATCAGCGCTTTAAAATAATAGGAGTACCCAATGGATGCACTTAGTTATGAAGGTTTAGGCTTGGATGAAAAGCTTTATTTAGGCAGTCTTACAAAACATCCCGGCTGGTTAGTTTTTTTAAAGTTGTTGGAGAATGCTTGTCTTCAGGCTACCACTAAGGTTATCAAATTAAAAAGAGATAACCCCGATTACGATCGTCTGGTAAAGATATATCAGACAGATGCAAGTCTTATCAATGAGCTTTGTGCCGCTATAATTAAATCGGTTACGATGCACGAGATGTCAGGTGAGATGTTGGAAGAGCAGAGAAAGCTTGAAGAAGGCGTGGAAGCAGCCGGCGTAGATCGTTCGGTTGTTAGTTCAGTCTTCGGTTCGGCAAGAATTAAACCCCCACGGGTTTGAGTATCACAATCTAATGTAAGGAAAATCAAATGGAAAACGAAACGAAAGTAACGACTTTGACGTATGAAGAAATTATGAAGTGGGACGGCGCTAAGATGAAGACCGAGATGGCTACTCGTCGAGCGGAAATTGACGAGGTTCTTCGTCAGAAGTCAGAGGAAGTTGCCGCTCAGCTTACAGGTCAGAATGAGAGGTTGGGTGCCCTTGAGGCAGCAAAGCTTCAACGTAAACAAGAGCTAGATGCAGAGCGTGAGAAGGCCCAGAGGGATCGCGAAGCAGAGGTTGTTCGTCTTTCGCGTATGACCTCGGAAGAGCGCAAGACTGAGTATGAGGCTCAGATTGCCGCGCAAGCCGAAGCAGAGCGGGTAGAAGAAGCCGCTAGGATAGCTCAAGAAAGAGACGATTCGTATTTGAACTCATTGCGACCGGCAGAGAGACAAGCTGAATTGGATCGTCGAGTAGCAGAGAAAGCCGCAGTGGAA